ATCAGGGAGCTGTATGCGGATTGCGAGATCGTGGAGCGAGAGCGCTGGAGGGGTAGTCTTTTTCCTGGACCCTCCCTACGCGGACGGCGACCAGAAGCTGTACGCGAGCGGCGGCATAGACCATGCCGAGCTTCGGGAGCGCCTGCGTACTGTTAAGGGTAGCTGGATTTTGACCTACGGGGACCATCCGCTGATCAGGGAGCTGTATGCGGATTGCGAGATCGTGGAGCGAGAGCGCTGGAGGGGTATAAACAATGCAGCCCGCAAGCGCTACGTTGAACTTTTAATCAGGCCGAAAGAATGAGCGAATCAGTCCTTTATCCGTACCAGCGCAGATACCTGAACGACACCTCCAGGTTTAAGTCGGGCATGTGGAGCCGTCAGACCGGCAAGACATTCACGACCACCCTGGAGGCCGTTCTGGACTGCCTTGACGCGGAGACGCAGGGCAAGTCTCGCCGATGGACCATTCTGTCCGTCAGCCAGGCCCGCGCCCTGGACGCCATGGACAACGGCGTGAAGCTCCACCTGCGCGCGTTCAAGGCCGGTTTCGAAGCGTTGGCCGTCCCCTTCGCCGCGAACGAGCTGGCCTTCGAGGTTAGGCTTCCCAAGGGGAGCCGCATACGGTGCGTGGCCGCGAACCCCGACACCGCGCGAGGTATGACGGAAAACCTCATTCTTGACGAGTTTGCCCACCATAAGGACAACCGGGCGATATGGAAGGCCCTCTTTCCCGTCATATCCCGCCCCGACCTCAAGCTGCGCGTCATATCCACGCCCGGCGGAGTCGGAGACAAATTTCACGAGATCATGACCGATCCCGAGTCGGTCTTCTCCCGGCACATTGTGACCATCTACGACGCCGTCGCCGACGGGCTCCCGCGAGACATCGAAGAGCTGCGACGCGGCATGTCCGATCCGGAAGCCTGGGCGCAGGAGTTCGAGTGCCAGTTCGTCGACGCGGCCTCCGCCTGGCTCCCTTATGAGCTGGTCGGCAGCTGCGAGGACGAGGAGGCGGGGATTCCCGCCAAGTACTCCGGCGGCCATTGCTTTGTGGGGATGGACTTTGCCGCTCGCGGCGACCTGACCGTCATCGCTGTACTGGAGATGGTCGGGGATGTCCTTTGGCTGCGGGAGCTGGTCGAAATGCGCCGGACGTCTTTTGCCGAGCAGCTGTCCGCCCTGGACAGGATTATGAAGGAGTACCGGGTCTCCCGCGCCGCGCTCGACCAGACGGGTCTCGGCGAGATGCCCGTCGAAGAGGCAAAGCGTCGCCATGGCCAGTACCGTGTCGAAGGCGTCCTGTTCTCCGCAGTGCGCAAGCTCGACATGGCCACCGCGCTCAAGGAACGCATGGAAGATCGCTCGCTGCGGATTCCGCCCCGGCCCGAGTTGCGGTCGGACCTACATTCCGTCAAGCGCGAAGCCAGCCCGACCGGAGCGCCGAGACTGATAGCCGAGCGGACCACGGAAAGCGGCAGAAGCCACGCGGACAGATTCTGGGCCTTGGCTCTGGCCGTCTCGGCGGCCGTGGAGCCGTCACCTGTATATGCCTATGAAACGGTCAGCCGGAGAACCTGGCGCGGAAGCGAGGATAATGAACGATGGTAGTAGATAAGAAGACACTGAAGTCCGAGGTGGCCTCGGCCGGGTTGACCGGCATACGGCAGGCGTGGACCTTGCGGCCCATGGCCTCGCTCACCCCGGCGCACGTGGTTGACATTTTGCGCAGGGCGAGCCTTGGCGATGCCAAGGAGTATCTGCTGGCCGCCGCAGACATTGAAGAGAAAGACCTGCACTACCGTTCGGTGTTGCAGACCCGCAAGCTGGCCGCCGCAGGGTTGCCGCTGTCCGTTTCTCCAGCCGACGAGACGCCCGCCGCCGAGAAGGCTGCGGAGCTTGTCCAAGACGCGCTGGAGAGGCTGGACATCCCCGCCCTGCTGGTGGGACTGCTTGACGCGCTGTCCAAGGGGTATGCCGTTGCGGAGATTCTCTGGTCCACCCAGGGCGGCCGGTGGTTGCCCCAGGACGCGCTGATCCGCGAGCCGCACTGGTTCCAGTTCGACCGGGAGACCGGCCGCCATCTACGTCTGTACGACGGGTCGCCGGATGGCCAGGAGCTGCCGGAGTACAAGTTTATCTGCCATGCTCCGAGGATTCTGGCGGGCATTCCGATCATGGGCGGCCTCGCCCGTTCGGCGCTGTGGGCGTGGGTGTTCAAGAGCTATGCCCTGCGTGATTGGGCGGCATTCGCCGAGCTGTACGGCCAGCCGCTGCGCCTGGGCAAATACGACGCCTCGGCCACCCAGCAGGACATTGACGTGCTTCGCCGGGCGGTGATGGATGTCGGCTCCGATGCCGCCGCCGTTATCCCCGACAGCCTCAAGATCGAATTTCAGGAGTCGACGGCCAAGACGGCCAGCGCGGACCTGTACCAGCGCCTGATCGAATATCTGGACCGCCAGGTGAGCAAGGCCGTTCTGGGACAGACGCTGACGACCGACCAGGGTTCCAGCGGCAGCCTTGCCCAGGCCACGGTCCACAACGAGGTTCGTAGCGACCTCTTGCGCGCCGACGCACGTTCTTTGTCTGCGACGCTGCGCCGGGGTCTTATCGGACCCATCGTGCGTCTGAACCTTGGAGATGCGCCCCTTCCCCACGTGGAACTGTTCGTTGAAGAGCCCGAGGATATGGTGGCGCTTGCGGACCAGCTGTCCAAGATTGTCCCCCTCGGTGCCAAGGTGCCGGAGCGCTGGGTGCGTGAGAAGTGGGGCATCCCCGAAGCGGAAGGCGACGAGCCTCTTTTGGGCGCTGTTTCCACGCCGGAAAATCTCAAACAAACAGAGCAAGACAAAGACAAGCACTCCCGCAAGGCTACCGCCGCACACGCCCAGGAGGCTTCCGGAGAGGATGTGACCCCCATATCCCCCCAGGCCGAAAGGATGGCTGCGGATGCCGAGCCAGGGTGGGCGACCATTCTGGAGCACATCGGCAAGCTGGTCGAGGACGCTCCGGACCTTCCGACGCTTCGGGAGTCGCTGCTCGCAAGCTACGCCGATCTGCCCGATGGAGATCTGGCCGAAGTGATGGCCATGGGATTCGCCGCCGCCGAGCTGGCGGGGCGCTACGACGTGGAGAGGGAGTCTGATGTCTGATCCGGCCGCAGCTGACCCGAAGGTGGCGGGCGTACTCAAGCGCCCGTTTCCGGAGCAGGTCGCCTTTTTCCGGGCCAAGCTCGGCAAGATGATGCCGTCCGCCAAGTGGGACGACGTCTGGAAGGGGCGGCACGATCAGGGGTTCATGGTGGCCGGGGCCGCAAAGGCGGACCTGCTGTCCGACCTGGCCGCAGCGGTCGACAGGGTTATTGCCGAGGGCGGAAGTATTCAGTCCTTCCGCAAGGACTTTGCCCGAATCGTCGAGCGCAACGGCTGGGACTACCGGGGCGAGTTCAACTGGCGCACCAGGGTTATCTACACGACCAATCTTTCCACGAGCTACGCCGCCGGTCGCCTTGCGCAGCTGCGCGAGGGCGGCTTTGAGTGGTGGGTGTACAAGCACTCCGACAGCTCCCTTCATCCCCGTCCGCTGCATGTGTCCTGGAACGGTCTCACGCTGCGGGCTGACGATCCTTGGTGGAAGGCGCACTACCCTCCAAACGGGTGGGGCTGCCGATGCCGGGTTGTCGGCGTCAGGCGTCCCGAGGATGCCGACAGGTACGGCGGCAAGGTGCGCACGGCTCCGGATAATGGAATCGACCCCAAGACGGGAGAGCCGAGCGGCATCGACCGTGGATGGGGCTACATGCCCGGCGACACGGTTTCAGACGCCGTCCGGACGATGGCGGCCAAAACGCAGCAGTGGGATTATTCCCTGGCCAAGTCGTACATGCAGGGAGTTCCGGAGTCTGTCCGCGACAGGCTGGCCACGGCATATCGCAGCCTGCCTTCCGTGGCGGATGATGTTCGGCGTTATGCTCAGGCCGCGTTGGACGGCAGGGACGTCCCCCCGTATCGGACCATGGGCCTGCTCACAAGTGCAGACGCGAAGACGGTGGGAGGACTGACCGGCGCAAGGGTCGATCTGTTCGACTATGCGATCGACCAGTATGCACCCAGGCACATACTCACCGGGCATGGCGACGCCAAGTCAGAACTCGCCAGAGGCCAGCGGGAAGTAAGGGTCGAAGACTATGCCTTGCTGCCTGAAATGCTGAACAAGCCGGACCTGGTCGAGGACGGTGGCGTGAACAAGGTTGGCCGCAAGGTCGTGCGGATATCGAAAGAGATGGACGGCGAGACGCTCACGGCCGCTTTTGAGGTTCGGAAAAAGAGAAGGTCGCTGGCTCTGCAGAGCATGTGGATAAAAGCAGGTGCGCCCCCGCGCTAACGTCCAGGACGTTTCCGGGTATGAGCCGGACGCCGCGATGCACGCACCTTTCAATAGAGTATAGCCATGATCAACATCGAAATCAACGACAGAGAGGTTCTGGACGCCCTGGAGGGGCTTGTCCGTCGCCTCGGCAATATGTCTCCCGCCATGCAGGATATCGGGGAGCTGCTCGCCGAGAGCGCGATCCAGAGGTTCTCCGACGGCGTCGGCCCTGACGGCGAGGCGTGGAAGGAGAACTCTCCGGCGACCATCCTTGCCTATGTCGACAAGTACAAGGGCTCCCGCAGCAAGCGCGGCGGGCTGACCAAGAAAGGCCAGACCCGCGCGGGATCAAAGAAGCCGCTCATCGGCGAAACCAAATCCCTGTCCACGATGATACATTACAGCGCGGGTCGCGACAGGGTTGAAATCGGCAGCCCACAGGTTTATGCTGCCGTGCAGCAGTTCGGCGCGAAGCGTGGGCAATTTGGCGCGGCCCCCTGGGGCGACATCCCGGCCCGTCCTTTCCTTGGCGTTTCGGACAGCGACAAGGGCTCCATCCTGGCCATCGTATCGGGATATATGCTGCCATGATGACGAGAGGGGTTGCGCAAAATCCGAAAACTCGCCAGAATGCCCCCAGAACGATTTTTAACCATCGTCCCTAGCGTGGACACCTGTCCACCCCCTTCACCCCCCTAGTAAACGCCGGTAAACGGGTTAAACGGGGCGACCAGACAAAGACACCAATCAGGCGCGGAAGAGAGCGGCTATATGCTGACCCTCTTCCGCGCCTCTTTATTTTCTGATGTGGCCATCATGGCCGCATGAAGACCCTCACCGATCGTTTCAGCATCCGCCTTCCTTCCTCGGACACCCCGCCGGAATGGGTTCATCTCGTTCCGGCGGGGAACTTCTCGGGGCGCGACGGGCGCGGGCCGTATGAGCTTGACGCCGACGCCGTGCTGTCTGCCTTTGCCGGGTGGGGAATCGACCTGGTGGTCGACTACGATCACCAGACCCTTACCGCCGAGAAGAAGGCCGGACCAGTCCCCGCAGCCGGATGGATCAAGAAGCTGGAGCTTCGAGAGGACGGCGTGTGGGGGCAGGCAACGTGGACCGAGACGGCAGCAAAAGCGCTCGCCGCCAAGGAGTACAGGTACCTGTCGCCGGTATTCGCATACGACCCGGACACCGGAAGGGTCGTGTCTCTCTCCGGGGCTGGCCTGACGAACACCCCCAACCTTTACCTGCATGCCGCAGCCTCTCAAGGAGACCCCATGAGCAAGGAACTGCAGGAGCGAGTCGCCCACAAGCTGGGACTCGCCCCCACCGCCTCGGCCGAGGAAATCCTGGCCGAGCTTGACAAGAAGAAAGACCTGCTGACCGCAGCCCAGGCCGCACAGGGCGCGGCCCCCGACCCGACCAAGTACGTGCCTCTCGACCAGCATGAAGCGGTGTCCCGAAAGCTGGCCGAACTGGAGGGCGAGGTCAAAACCAAGGCCGCGACGGACGCCGTGTCCGCAGCGATGTCCGCTGGCAAGATCGCCCCTGCCATGGAGGGCTGGGCCAAGGATTACGCGATGGCCGACCTCGAAGGCTTCGCCAAGTACGTGGAGGCGGCTCCTGTCATCGCTTCCTCCCATTCCATGAAGCGCCCGGACGGCGACGGCCATTCCGAGCTGTCCGAGGACGATCGCACGGCGGCCCGCCTGCTGGGCATGTCGGAAGAAGCGTTTTCCCAGGCCAAGAAGGATGTCCAGCATGGCTAACCGCCTCGCGGAAGTGAAGGCGCACGCGCTGCGGCAGAAGGATGTGCGCGCGGCCGTGTTGGCTGCGCTGTATGTGTCTCGCACCGTCAAGACACCGCCTCTCGACGGCCTTTCCGTCAAGCACGTCGCAGACGACAGCGGCTACTCCGAAGTGGAAGTGCGCTTTGCTTGCGAGGTGCTTGTCGAGACGGGAATGGCGTTGCCGACCGGCAGCTACTACCGCATTACCCCGCGCGGCTGCGTTGAAATCGAATCCATCACCGAAAAGGAGTAAGTGAACATGGCTATCGTTACCCCCGCCCTTATCACCTCGCTGCGCACCGGGTTCTCCGACGCGTTCCGCAAGGCGCTGGGCGACACCCCCACCGACTATCAGAAGGTCGCGACCGTCGTTCCCTCCGGGTCCGCCGGAAACACGTACGGCTGGCTCGGGCAGTTCCCCAAGCTGCGCGAGTGGATCGGCGACCGCGTCATCAAGGATATGGCCGCCCAGGCGTACCAGGTCCAGAACAAGCTGTACGAATCCACGGTCGGCGTGAAGCGTACCGACATCGAGGACGACAACGTCGGTATCTACACCCCGCTGTTCTCCGAGATGGGCCGGGCCGCCATGTCCCACGCGGACGAGCTGGTCTTTGCCCTGCTCAAGGCCGGAGCTTCGACCCTGTGCTACGACGGGCAGAACTTCTTCGACACCGACCACCCCATCTACCCCGAGGTTGACGGGACCGGGGCCGCTGAAACCGTGTCCAATATGGACGTCCCCGGAGCTGATCCCGGCGCGCCCTGGTACCTGCTCGACACCGGCCGCGCCCTCAAGCCGCTGATCTTCCAGGAGCGCACCAAGCCGGAACTCGACAGCATGACCGCGACCAACGACGAGGGCGTGTTCGTCCGCGACGAGTATCGCTACGGCATCCGCTACCGCTGCAACGCTGGTTTCGGCTTCTGGCAGATGGCCTACATGAGCCGCCAGCCTCTGTCCGCCACCAGCTTCAACTCCGCCATGACCGCCATGATGAGCACCAAGGCCGACGGTGGCCGCCCGCTGGGCATCAAGCCCTCCGTGCTGGTTGTTCCTCCGTCCCTGCGCGCTGCGGCCATCGAGATCGTCAAGAACGAGCGCCTGGCCAACGGCGCGTCCAACCCCAACTTCGGCGTGGTCGACATGATCGTCTCGCCGTGGGTGGCCTAAGGAGGTTCTCTGATGGCTGAGAAAGAAAAGACTCAGAAGAAGGACGAAAAGCAGGAGTCCGGCCTGGTCAAGCTCGTGGTGCGAACCAAGAGTCTCTCGCGCCGGTTCCGTGCTGGCCTCGGGCCGTTCCATCCGGAGCCCGAAGAGGTCGAAGCTACCCCCGACCAGGAAGCGGCTCTTCGCGCTGATCCCGAACTCGTGGTGAACGTGGCATGAGCTACGCCACGCTGCAGGAGTTAGTCGATCGCTACGGCGAGGAGCGACTGGTGCAGTTGACCGACAGGAGCATGGCCGAGGTCATAGACCAGGCCGTGCTCCTGCGCGCCATTGCCGACGCCGACGCCGAGATCGACGGGTATCTGGCCGCGCGCTACCGCCTCCCTCTGGCGAGTGTTCCTCCTGTGCTGACGCGGATCGCCCCGGACATTGTCTTCTATCGCCTCCATAGCGATGAAGCTCCGGAAGAGGTTCGCACCCGCTATGAGGACGCCCGCCGCCTGCTGGAGGGCATCAGCCGTGGCTCTGTCGGCCTCGGCGTTCCGGAGACCGAGGATCAGCCTCGCCCGTCGCTGGCCTCGGCCAGTTCCGGGAATCCGCGCATCATGGATCGCTCGGGTACGGAGGGGTTTTGATGGTTTCTCTTGAGACCGTGATTGTCGCCCGTATCGCCGAGAACATGCCCAAGGGCGTGAAAGTCTTTTCCGCCGCAGACCTTGCCGGAGTGCGCGAGGCCGCACAGCACACCCCGGCGGTGCATGTGATCTATGACGGCTATCGCGTGGTTCAGGCCGACGGGGCTGTAACTGAGATCGAAACGTCATGGCTGACCGTTTTGGCTGTGAGAAACGCGAGGGCGCAGAAGACGGGGGGCGCGGCAAGAGAAGACGCCGCGAAGCTCGTTCCCATCCTGTACGGCTCTCTGGCCGGGTGGCTGCCCTCTGGGTGCGTACGCGAGCTTGAGCTGGCCAATGCCCCGCGTCCCGGCTTCGACGCCGGGTTCCTGTATCTGCCGTTGGCGTGGAATGCGCGCCAGGTGTTGGTGGGCAGCGTGGCCGGAGAAGAGGTCGAAGTTCCCTTGCAAACAGTAACATTCAAAGGAGACGTCGAATGAAAACCTATATCTATTCCGGGCCTCCCTCCGGCGTGACCATCGAAGGCCGCGAGGTGATGCTCTGGCCCGGCCGTCCTGTGGAGCTGCCGGAAAAGTCCGGCTACGTGTCGGCGCTCGTGGCCCAGGGACGGCTGACGCCCGCACCGGCCGCTGCGCCTCAGAAAAAGCGGAGCAAAGGAGAGTAAATCATGGCAGCCAACTACTTGCATGGTGTTGAAACCATCGAAATCGACAAGGGGCCTCGCACGGTCCGCACGGTCAAGTCGGCCGTTGTCGGGCTGATCGGAACGGCTCCGGCCGGGCCTGTGAACGCGCCCACCATTGTCCTGTCCGACCGCGACGCCGCGCAGTTCGGGGCGGCGCATCCCGACTACACCATCCCGCAGGCCCTTGACGCGATCTTTGACCAGGGCGCGGGTACGGTCATCGTCATCAACGTGCTGGACCCCTCGGTTCACAAGGCCGAAGTGACCGACGAGGCGCTTGTGCTGTCCGGGGATGTGGGAACCGCCGCGCACCCGGCATGGAACGGCGCGCCGACGGTCAAGTCGTCGGACGGCGCAACCACCCACGTGGCCGGGACGGACTACACCTACGACGCCGACGCGGGAACCATCACCCGTATCGACGGGGCAGGTATCTCCTCCGGGGCGAGCCTGCTCGTGAGCTACGAGCACAAAGACCCCACCGCCGTTCTGCCTTCCGACCTGATCGGGACCGTGACCGTGGGCGGTGCTCGCACCGGCATGAAGGCCCTGGACGACACCTACAACCTGTTCGGCTTCTTCGCCAAGATTCTGATCGCCCCGGTGTACTGCACCCAGAACAGCGTGGCCGTGGAAATGATCAGCATGGCGCACAAGCTGCGCGCGGTTACGCTGATCGACGCGCCTATCGGGCTGACCCCGCAGCAGGCGATCACCGGACGCGGCCCCATGGGCGAGATCAACTTCAACACCTCCAGCGAGCGGGCCGTGCTCTGCTACCCCCATCTGAAGGTATATGATACCGCCACCGACTCGGAGCGCCTGGAGCCCATGAGTCAGCGTCTTGCTGGCGTGATCTGCCGCAAGGACGTCGAGAACGGATACTGGTGGAGCCCTTCCAATACGGAGTTCATGGGTATCACCGGGGCCGAGCGCAGCATTTCCGCGCGCATCAACGATCCGCAGACGGAAGCCAACCTGCTGAACGAAAACGGCATCGTGACCGTGTTCAACAGCTTCGGTACCGGCCTTCGAGCCTGGGGCAACCGTTCCGCCGCGTGGCCGTCCGTCTCGCACCCGAAGAACTTCATCAACGTGCGCCGCACTGCGGACATTCTCCACGAGTCCGTCGAGTACGCCATGCTGCAGTTCATCGACTTCCCCATCAACAACGCCCTGATCGACGACATTCGCGGAACCGTGAACTCGTTCATCCGGACGCTGATCGGTCGCGGCGCGCTGGTCGACGGCTCCTGCACCTATGATCCGGCCAAGAACCCGCCGACCGAAACGGGCAACGGGCATCTGACCTTCGACATCACGTTCATGCCGCCGACTCCGGCCGAGCGGATCACCTTCGAGAGCGTGATCGACATCAACCTGCTCAAGACCCTTGGGCAGTAACAGGAGGCGTATATGGGCAAGATTGCCATCAACCGCATCACCAACGCGAACGTCTACATTGACGGCGCGAGCCTGCTTGGCCGGGCCGAAGAGGTGGAGCTGCCGCAGATCAAGGCCAAGATGTCCGAGCACAAGGCTCTGGGCATGGTGGGCAGCATTGAAGCGTTCGCCGGTTTCGAGAAGCTGGAGGGCAAGGTCAAATGGGCCTCCCTGTATCCGGAAGTGCTCAAGAAGGCCGCCAACCCCTTCAAGACCGTGCAGCTGCAGCTCAGAGGCAGCCTGTACACCCAGACGGCGCAGGGCCGTACTGACGAGGTTCCGGTCGTCGCACTGCTGACCGTGGCCTTCAAAACCTTCCCCGGCGGCAACTGGAAGCAGCACGAGAACGTCGAAATGGAAACGGAGTTCGTCGCCTATTACATGAAGATTACCGCCGGAGGCGAGGATATCGTCGAGGTCGACGTGCTGGAAAACATCTACAAGGCCGGGGGTGAAGATCTTCTGGCTGAATACAACGAGAACATCGGAGGCTAGTCTTGTCCAAATTAAATGAGATTCCCCTGGCGGAACATCTGACCTTGCCCGACGGCACCGTCGTGAAGAAAATCGTCCTGCGCTCCCCCAAGGTGCGCGATCTCAAGCTGGCCCAGCGCGGCGGCGGAACCGAAGCGGATCAGGAGATCAGGCTGATGGCCTCCCTGTGCGAGCCTCCCATGACGCCGGAGGATATGGAGGAAATGGGGCTTGCGGACTTCCGCAAGCTCCAGGCCGCGTTTCAGAGATATCTGGATTCCCCTTCCTGATCTGTGGCAGGCAGCTGCCGCGCTGGCGCGGTGGTATCGTTTCCAGCCCTCCGAAATAGACGCGCTAACCCTTGAAGAGCTGCGGCTCTGGCTGGCCGAGGCGGCCCGCCAGGCTAAAGCTGAAGCCGAGAAATAACCGGACACCACATGGCATCTTCCCTCACTCTTGGTCTCTTGGTCTCAGCGACCACCAGCGCCGCCCAAGGCGCGTTGCAATCCTTGGGGCAGTCCGTCCACCGGCTTTCCGGCCAGGTGGAGGACGCCTCCAGGGAGCATGCGCGCCTGGGCGACGAGGTGGCCCGGCTCCGCGCGTCTGGCCGGGTGCCTGAAGACCTGGCCAAGAGATATGACAAGCTGGGCAAAAGCATTGAATCTGCGAAGCTCAATCTGGAAGGGCTGACCCGCGCCCAGGAAAAGGCCGCGTCGCACCGTGCGGCCATGGGCGAGATGTGGGGGCAGGCCGTGGGCGTTGCCGCCCTGGGCGCTACCCTCGCGGCTCCGGCTCGTTCCGCCATGGCCTTTGAATCCGCCATGGCCGACGTGCGAAAGGTCGTAGACGGGTCGGAGGCGGAGCTGAACGGGCTTGGCGACAGTATCAAGATGCTGTCCCGCCGAATACCCCTTTCCGCTGTGGAGCTGGCCCAGCTCGCGGCGTCCGGCGGACAGCTCGGCGTTGCCCTCAAGGACTTGCCGAGCTTCATAGAGACCACGGCCAAGATGGCTGTCGCCTTTGATATGTCCGCAGAAGCGGCTGGCGATTCCATGGCCAAGGTCGCGAACGTCTATCAGATTCCGATCGGCAGCATCGGCCACCTGGGCGACGTGATCAACCAGCTTTCCAACGAGTCTCCGGCAAAGGCGCGGGATATAGTGAGTGCGCTGACTCGCGTCGGCGGTGTCGCACGGCAGTTCGGCTTGAGCGCCGACGGCGCGGCCGCCTTGTCGAGCGCACTGATCTCCCTTGGCAAGCCGCCGGAAGTGGCCGGGATGGCGATCAACGGCATGCTGACCAAGCTGGCCACCGCCGACAAGCAGGGCGCGAAGTTCCAGGAGGCCCTCGCCGCCATGGGTATGTCTGCGGAGGGGCTCAAAAAGGCCATCGCCACTGACGCACAGGGCGCGCTTTTAGGATTCTTGAAGGCTCTGGAGAAGGTGCCGAACTCGGAGCGCACCGGGCTCCTGGTTGACATGATGGGCCTTGAATATGCCGACGATGTCGCGCTGTTGGCCGGGTCCGTCGGCACATACACATCCGCGCTCGGCGTTCTGTCCCGCGTTGAGGGCTCCATGGAGAATGAGTTCGCAGCCAGGGCCGGGACAACCGAAAACGAGCTGCAGCTCCTGAAAAACGCCGTTTCCGAGTTGAGTACCAACCTCGGCACCGCTCTTTTGCCCGCGCTGAAAGGGACTTTCTCCACGCTCCGGCCGCTCATTGTTGCGATGGCCGAGTGGGCGACAGCAAATCCGGAGCTTGTCTCCGCCATCGGCAAGGCCGCCGCCGTGCTCCTGACGTTCAAGGCGGCAAGCCTTGCGGCCAGGGCTGGCTACCACCTTCTCGGCGGCAGCCTCTGGTCCAGCATAGCCCGCTGGCGCTCCGTCAAGGCATCCGACCAGGGCGCGATGATGGCCATGCAGGCTGGCAACGTCGGCAAGTTCGCAGCAGTGACCGGCAGGCTGTCCGCAGCTTCCGGCTGGCTGGCTTCCCACATGGGAAGCATCGCGAGTCTCGGCGGTCCGCTCAAGGTTCCCCAGATTCGCCTGGCCGCCATCGCCGCCTCGGCAAAAGCCTCCGGCGCTGCTCTGTCCGGCTCTTTCTCCGCTGGCCTCCAGTCGGCCCGGCAGGGCGCACTGCGTTTCGGATCATCGCTCCGGCCGCTTCCCGCGATCGCCGGGAGGGGGCTCGTTTCCGGGCTCAAGTCTTCCGCCCAGGCCGCGCTGTGGTGGGGGCGCGCCATGCTGCTCAGCCCCATAGGCTGGATCGGCATCGCCATCGCCGGGGCCGCGCTCCTGATCTGGAAGTTCTGGAAACCCATCAAGGGGTTCTTTGTTGGAATGTTCCAGGGCTTGTCCTCGGCGCTCAAGCCGGTCGGCGACGCCATGCGCACGGCCTTTGCTCCGGTCGCATGGATTGTGAAGCCGGTCGCGGATGCGCTCGGCCAGGTCTGGTCTTGGGTGAAGGCTCTGCTACAGCCGGTCGAAGATACCGGCGGAGCGGCGCAGTCGCTAGGGCAAAAGTTCGGATCGGCCATCGGCACCATTATCCGGCTCGTTATCGGCCTCCCTCTTCGCCTGGCCATGCTGCCCCTGGAGTTTGTCAAGCTCGGCGCGCAGATTATCGGCGGCCTGCTCGGCGGCCTCAAGCAAGGGTGGGAGAGCCTGAAATCGGGGCTTTCCGAGCTTGCAGGAAACATTGTTGGTTCGTTCAAGAGCCTGCTTGGCATCCGGTCTCCCTCGCGCGTGTTCGCCGGTCTGGGTGGAATGCTCGGAGCCGGTCTTGCCGTGGGCATGAAGGGAAGCGCCGGAGAGGTGGCCCGCGCCGCTGGCGAGATGTCGAAGGCTGCTACGCCGAACCTTCCCACGGTTCCGCTCCAGGCTCTTGCCGGTCGGAACGCCGGGGGCGGAGCTGGCGCTGTCGCCGGAGCTGGCCGGGGAGGCATGAACGTCACCTTCGCGCCTGTCATTCATGTTGGACAGGGCGGTGGAGGTGTGCGCGAGCAGGTGAAGGAGGCCATGAGCCTCAGCTTCGCCGAGTTTGAGCGCCTGATGTCCCGATACGAGCGGGATCACGCAAGGAGGTCTCCCGCATGAGTCTGTACGCCACCCTCGGGGAAACGGAACTGGAAGTCGTATCGTGGATGGACGGGCTTGATATCCGCTATGGGTCCAGCTTTTCCGAGCATGCGCTTATCGGCAGAAAGCCAGCCATGCAGCATACCGGGTGGAGCCCGGACGAGTTGTCTTTCAGCGTCACCCTGCACTCGTCATGGTGCAACCCTGCGGATGAGGTTCGGGGCCTGAAGGACCACATGGACGCCGCGACGCCCTTGGACTTCGTTCTTGGCAACGGCGAATATCGTGGTGTCTTTGTCATCGTCGACCTGTCCGTGACCTATCGCCAGACGAACGGGGCCGGGACAGTGATCTCGCTGGAGGCGTCTCTGCGCCTCCGGGAGTACGTCGGCGATCCGGCCAAGCCGAATCCCCCCGGAGTCTTTTCTCGCGGCATGTACGTTCCGCCGGTCACCGCGAGCACGGACGTTCTTTCCACGGTATCGGGGCAGGATGCGGCTCCCGCTCCGGAGGCGGCAAAGGCTGTCAGCCAGGCGGTTTCCTCGGCCTCCGAGGTCACCCAGGCCGCAGAACTCACCGCGAGCATGTCCGCCAGGCTTCTTTCCGAGGGAGAGTCGGCGCTACAAGCCGCCAGAGAGCTTTCCGACGATCTCCGGGCTATTGCGTCCAGGCTACCCATCGCGGCCTTTTCCGCGATATCCTCTCTTCCCGGAGCCTCTGACGTGATGGCGGCCTACAACTCCGCCAAAAGTGAGCTGGGCTTTGCTTCGGACGCCATACGCACCGTCGAGGGGGCCGTGAGTGCAGCGCGATCCGCGCGCAGGGCCGCCGAGGCGCTTGCGGATGTGCGACCAGCCCTGTCCGGCATCGCGGCAAAGGTCGCCATAAGGGGCGTACAGTTATGATTTTTCTGCAACACATCACGACAGACGGGGAACGCTGGGACATGATCTCCTGGCGGTATTACCGCGACGTGGCGCACATCGGCATGCTGATCGAACAGAATCCGCATGCGCCGGTATCGGACGCCTTGCCGTCCGGCATCAAGCTGCGCATCCCCGTCATTGAGTCCTCGGCCGACACGGAAGGGTTGCCTCCATGGAAAAAATGACCGTTCTCCAGCCATCTTTCCGTATCGTCTATTCCGGCCGCGACGTGACTGCGGACCTTTCCGCCTATGTGACCGAGGTGCGCTACACCGACCGGCTGACAGGGCAGTCCGACGAGCTGGACGTCACCCTCGGCGACGATGATGGGCGCTGGCTTGGCGCGTGGTATCCCGACAAGGGTGCCGAGATGAGCCTTGAATACGGCTATGCGCACCAGCGCCTGGTTTCCGCTGGAGGTTTCGATGTCGACGAGGTCGAGATATCCGGTCCGCCGTCCGTGGTCAGGATCAGGGCCTTGTCCACAGGTATCACCAGGCAGGTGCGGACCCGCAGGGGCAAGGCGTATGAGAATACGACCTTGAAGGCCATTGTCGCACAGGCGGCCAAGCGCATCGGAGCCAAGGTCAGCGGAGAGATTGACGAGATCGCCATCGACCGGGTCACGCAATATCAGGAAACGGATTGGGCTTTTGTGGTGCGACTTTGCCGGGAGTATGGCTATACGGCCAAGCTCTGCGACAACAACCGCACCCTCGTGGTCGCTCGCGCTGGCAGTCTGGCCGAGCAGTCGCCGGTCAGAACTCTATATCCTTCCGATCTCACCTCCTGGCGTTATGCCGACAAGGTGACCGATGTGCCGTCGAAGACGTCCGTCCGCTACCACAACCCGGATACGAAGGAAGTGGTCGAACAGCAGGCGCAGGCCGGAGACGTTGCGTCCCAGGATACGGTAACGGCCCAGGATGAGAACAAGCAGCACGTCCGGGCGCGTAGCGCGGCACAGGCGAAGGCCATTGCCGAAGCCGAGCAGCAGCGCAGGGAGCAGGACAAAGTGGCCCTCAATGGGACGCTTCCTGGCGATCCTAAGATCGTGGCCGGTGCTATCATTGATATCCATGGCCTTCGACGGCTGAACGGGCTGTATCTCGTCACTCAGGCTACCCACTCCATAGGGCGCTCCAGCGGATATGTGACCGAGTTCGAGGCCAAGCGCGTGAAGGAGGGAGGCGATGAATAGCACCTTCGGAGAAGCGGCGGCCACCCTCCAGTTCGGCATTGTTGTCGAGATCGCCGAGGCGACATGCAGGGCCAAGGTGCGTCTGCCCGCGCTGGATAACCTGGTCACACACTGGCTCCCGGTGTTGGTTCCCAAGACCTGCAGGGACAAGCATTATTTCATGCCCGACGTGGGCGAGCACGTGGCGCTGATGCTGGATTCTCGGGGTGAAGATGGCTGCATTCTCGGCGCATTGTATTCCAGCGCGGACGTGCCGCCGTGCTCCGGAGTGGAAAAGCATCACATCGCATTTGACGATGGAACCACCGTCGAGTATGACAGGGATAGTCATGTACTTTCCGTCAATGCGGTCGGCCCGATAACGATAGAGGTTGACGGACCAGTCCTGATCCGCACCCCGAAGGCCACCATAGATGCCCCAGAGACACGGGTCACCGGCCACTTGACTGTCGAAAAGGGTATGACCGTAACCAGGGGCGGAGGTGCCGCAGCTTCCATTACCGGCGATATTGAAGTACAAGGCGATATCCATGTCGACGGCTCTGTCGACGCATCCGGCACCATTCTCGACGCCTCCGGCAACTCGAATCATCATAGCCACTGACCTTAGTCAGCACACCTTTTGCCCCTGGCTCGCATAGAGTCGGGGGCATGTTACCTAACTCCGCACACTGGCAGCCCGCATTGGGCCGGAACGGCTTTGTCGAAGGCATAGAAGACATTCGCCAATCCATTCGCATCATCCTGGAAACCCCCCAGGGGAGCGACCCGCTGCGTCCGGAGTTCGGCTCCAATATCTACCAATACATTGACCGGCCCATCGACCGCGCCCGCCCCCACCTGGTGCGCGAGGCTGTCCGCGCTATCCGGCGCTGGGAGCCTCGCGTCACCGTGGTGCGAGTTCTGGTGGAACAAGGGGACGGCCCCGCGCATGTTCTGATCCGGATCGAGTTCCGGCTCGCCGATGGCGCTTTGGCTTCTGCGGAGGTGCGCGCATGACCCTTCCTAAGGTTGTCCACGAGGATTCCCAGCTTGTTACATCCGAGCTGATAGCCGCCTATGAGGCCATGACGGGAAAGACGTTGTATCCCGCCCAGGTCGAGCGGCTGCTGATAGACCTGATCGCCTACAGGGAAACCCTGATGCGGGCGTCCATCAATGACGCGGCGAGGCAGAACCTGGTGCGCTTTTCCAGGGCTCCCATGCTGGACTATCTCGGAGACCTGGTCGGCGTGACCAGGCTGCAGCCTCAGGCCGCCCGGACAACGCTGCGCTTCCATTCGGAAGCTCCGGTATCTTCCGGCGTGGTCATCCCCAGAGGCTTCCGCGTGAAGTCCGGTACCGGAGCCGTATTTGCCACGCAAAGCGACGCCTTGATTCCTTCCGGCCAGAGTTCCGTGGAAGTGCTCGCACTGTGCGACGAGCCCGGAGCGGGCGCAAACGGCTTTTTGCCGGGAGACATCAAGCAGTCGTTTGATCTGCTGCCGGACGGCATACAGGTCGTGAACGTGACCTTCTCAAGCGGCGGTGCCGACATGGAAGGCGACGACCGGCTTCGCGAGAGGATCATTCTCGCGCCTGAACACTTTTCTGTTGCTGGCCCCACGCTGTCGTATCGCTATCACGCCATGAGCGCGAACCAGAGCGTGGTGGACGTCGCAGTGCTGTCTCCCGATCCCGGCCAGGTGGTTCTGTATCCGCTGGTCCAGGGTGGTCTGCCGTCCGAGGACGTGCTGGCACAGGTTGCCGAGGCTGCAAGCGCGGACGATGTGCGTCCGCTGTGCGACACAGTTACCGCAGCCTCGCCCGTCCTGTACGAGTACACCATCTCTGCGGAGATAACCCTCTACCATTCCGCCGATGCCGCAGACACGCTTGCGCGCGCCACAGCCGCAGCGCGGGCATGGGCGGACAAGGCAGCTGCGACCCTTGGGAGCGACATCGTCCGCAGTCAGATCATGGCGGCCCTTTCCGTTTCCGGCGTGTACCGCGTCCACCTTGCCTTGCCCCTTGAAGACGTTGACGTGCCTGAAAACGGCTGGGCCAGCTGCACCGGCGTGTCCGTCTCTGTGGCTGGAGGCGTGAATGGCTGATTCTGTCGTCCCTGGAGTGCTGGCCACGGATGAGCGCCTTGCTCCCATGGCCGAGCTGACGCAGCGGCTTTCGCTGTTGCCGGTCGACGGACTGCTTGTGGACCTGGTCGACCTGGTGTCCGCGCCGTTCCTTCCGCATCTGGCCGAGCAGTTTCATGTTCTGGGTCTGGAGGGTTGGTCTTCCGGCCTCGCCGAAGCGGATCAGCGCGAGCTGGTGCGCAATGCGATCCGGCTGCACCGAAAGAAGGGAACTCCCTGGGCGGTCCGCACCGCCTTGGCGAGTATTGGCTATCCCGGCTCGGAACTCATTGAATACAAGACCTACCGCGAGGAATGGGAAGCTGCCGGAGGACGCACTCTCGACGGCACGTGGATTGCCGACGGCTCCGTTGTGCTCTCGCCTCCTGTTGGTACGGTCCGCAGGCTGGCCATGCGCAGCTGGGCCGAGTATGCGATCCGCCTGAACCTCGCGGAAGGGACGTGGACCAGGGCGCAGCAACGGCTCGTCAAGGACATGGCTGCGCAATATGCGCCTGTCCGTTGTCATCTGCGGGCCTTGGTCACCGCTGTCGGATCGACCTTTGATTCTTCCATCACAATGCTTGCCCCGTCGCAGCGGCTGGCCATTCGCATGGTCCAGTGCCGCCGCTTCACCGTTCACAACTGGCAAACCCTCGACGGCTGCTGGGATGTGGGCGGCAACTATTCCGAACACCTTCTGGACGGCAGCTGGGGGCTTCTCGGCACCGTCCGACTGACGGGGCTCCAGCCTGCTGGCGCGCCCTTGCATAGTGGATTCGGCGAATTTCGGATGCGCGGCCGCACGAGCCTGCCTGTGTCAGCGGCGGGCGGTGACCGCGCGCTTCCTGCCCGGCAGCTTTGGCAGTCGATGCCTCTGGACGGTCGACACAAGCTCGGCGGGCATAAGCTGGACGGGTTGTGGAAGGTGGATGGCTCGTGGAGCCTCGCCTATCCGACCCTGCTGACGATTGGGCAGCCGCGACTTGACGGGACGTGGCGCTTGGGCGTGGAGCCCGGTCTTCCGGGTGTGTGGTTTACTGCCGTCGCGACCGTCAGGCGTGGTGGCGCAACATATAGAGAGGTGCTCTGATGCCGACCGCAATTGCCGCAACGGCGGCGTATCGCAACAAGGTGGCCACCGCCGCCGCAACCGGGGACGTCTTGCCAAAGGCCGCATGGCTGGCCTTCGGTTCCGGCGACGCCCCGTATAGCCCGGACGTCGACACGGCCCTGCAGGCCGAGTTTCTCCGGGTGGCCACCTCCAACGAGGTGAGCGGCCCCAGCTTGACGGTCAGGGGTGTCCTGTCCGGCCAGGCGGCCGGGGAGAACATCGTGCGCGAGGTGGCTGTGATCGCGGCGGACGGAACTCTGATGGGGCGGCGCGTTGTCGCCCCCAAGGAGCTTGAGCCGGAAACCGAGATCGAGTTTGAAATTGTCTTTGAATACTAAAGGAGGACATGATGGCTACTGAAAATCCCACGTTGACTCCGGGGTCGCCCCCCGAGTTCAGCGAATCCCTGCCTGCTCTCACCGTGGAGAGCGTGGCGCACCCGGACACTTGGAATCCGATCCACCAGCGGCTGCTCGACAATACCGTCGCCCTGCGCGAATCGGCTGAACTGACCGACGAGAACTTGGCCGCTCTGGGCTCGCGCGTGGATGGTCTGGAAGAAACCAGCTCCGTCAGCGTGCAGCGCGCCGTTACCCTGGACTGGCTCTACCGCGACAACCGTATCGCCTTTGAGCTGTGGGCTCCCGGCTTCACTTTGATTGACGCCGTGGATACCGCCATCGTGCAGGGCATTTCCGGCGACGACAGCGTGGACGTTGCCAGCACGGCCCAGCTTCGGGCCGGAGAGTATTATGTCCTCGCCGACGAGGAAGGCTCGCTGCTGATCAAATGCACGGCCGTGCTCTCCGAGAACCGCATCCGCATTGAAACCAACCTTCCGCGCACTCTGGGAGCCGGTGTTCTGACCCGCTGCTCCATGGAAGAGGTCGGGGCCGCGTACGCCACGTGCGAGGTCGGTGACATCTGGCTGTCCAAGCCGATCAACATCGGAAACGACGCCGAGGGCGGGGCCGTCGTGATCCGGCGCTCCCTGAACTCCGGAGAGGCCAGACTCTACTTCCGCGACGCATCCAATCCGGCGTGGACCGAGCGCGTCTGGTCTGTCCGCAGACAGGGCGGGGATATCCCCGCAGGCTTTGCGGATTATGAGTACATTCTGCCCATGCGTGGTGACGGCAGCCTGATGATCGTCACCGAGGGTGAAGCGATGCAGATTCGCCATATCGTGGCCCTGTCTGCGGCTACCGGCCTCGGCGGCTACGTCAACCCGGCCATGCGCCCAAACGCGCCCGCTATCAGCTCTCCGGCTGATGGCGCTGTTGACCTCTTCGAGCGGCCCACGCTGGCCATTGCCGGGTATTCGAGTCCCGGCGGAACGCCCCAGGCCGGTATTCAGTTCCAGGTCGCCGTTGCCGGGGCGCAGTTTGCCACCGTGCTGCACGACTCTGGAGAACAGCCTGCGGGCTTGTCGTATCAGATGCCCGGCGACGTGCTTGAAGTGTCTTCCAGCTATGAGCTGCGGGCTCGGGTGAAAGACCTGTCCGGCCTGTGGTCCGACTGGTCCGCCGTTTCGGGCTTCGCCACTGCCGCCAGTTTCGCCTATGTGGCCACGCCGACACTGGTGTCTCCCGCGAACAACGCCACGGACGTCGGCGAGACCCCCCTGCTGCAGACCGGCGCTTTCGCGGTCATCGACGGCAGCGACACCCATGCGGCCAGCCGTTGGAGGGTCCGCGCTTCGGGCGGAACCTGGGCGGAGCCGTTGTGGGATTCCGGCGAGGATGCCGTGAACCTGCTTTCTCTGACGCTGCCTGCGGGCATTCTGGAAGCCGGGTTGCGGGTCTACTACCTGCAGGTGCAGCACAAGGGCGAAACGCGCGGGTGGTCCGAGTGGTCGGGCGAGGTCAAGATCACGACCAAGCAGGCGTTTGCATACGTCTCCGGCGTTGCGCTGATTACCCCTGGCGGCGATGGCGGCACGTGGGCCTATGTGGACGAGGACGGCAACACCGTCCCCGATCCCGGCGCTGCCCATTTCAGCACTCATCCCGTCTGGGGCGGCATGCAGGACGTGGTTGTCGACGGCCAGTACATGGTCAAGATTCCCAAGTTTTACATCCGCCGCGCGACGATCGGCTCCGGAGCGAACACTGGGAAGGAAGCCTGGTGGATCAGCGACCAGCCCGTTGACGGATATGTCGTGCATCCGGCGTTCAAGGTCGGCGGCAGCGAAGTCGATCAGATTTACGTCGGCAAGTATCAGGCCAGCATGGATGGTTCCAAGCTCGGCTCTAAGCCCGGCGTGTTGCCCGCTGTCAGCCGGACGCTGACGCAGTTTCTGGCTGATGCCGCTGCCCGCAACGTCTCCGGCGTGTCCGGGTTCGGCCTCTGGAGCGTCTATCACTGGTCTGCGATTCAGTGGCTTTACCTGGTGGAGAACGCCACCATGGACAGCCAGTCCGAGACCGGGCAGGGGCGCGTCAGCGCGTCGAGCGCGGCCAATGTCGATGCCTCGGATGTGGCGCAGGCCACTTATCGCGGAATCGTCGGCCTCTGGGGCAACGTCTGGCAGTGGATGGACGGCCTGAAAACGATCTCCGGCGTGATCAACCTCTGGGACCGTGAAGGCAATCAGGCCTGGGTGAATACCGGCCAGACTCCGCCGAACATGAACAGCTGGACGTATCCGGTGACGTTCATGGACGCCAACGGAAGCGGATACGACATGGACGATGTTTTCCTGTCGAAAACCGGCCCCACGAGCAACTCTGGAGCAACCGCTCCCGACGGCCAGTATTGGAACAATTCCGCCGAGTACTTCCCGTTCGTTGGCGGCGGCTGGGGCAGCGGCGCGAATGCGGGGCTGTGGTACGTCAACTGCAGCTACGCGGCGTCGTTCTCGTACACGAGCCTCGGTGCGCGCCTGGCGAAGGTGTAATGTGTCTGGCAATGTGAGTCATGCAAGGGCGGGCGATAGCCCGCCCTCTTCCGGGTACGCACAGCCGAGCCCGTACGCGACCCTCCTCGCGAAAATCGAAGAGGTGGAAGCCTACACGCACACCGTGCTGCAGCAGTATCCGAAAATCGAGCGGTACGCCCTGTGCGCCGACATACGGGCGGCGCTGGCGAACATTCAGCGCCTCTCCATCGTCGCATGGAAGCGGTACCACAAGAAAACAACGCTGCAAGACCTCGACGTGGAGATCGAGGTTCTGAGGATGTGGATTCGCAAATCGTTGCGCCTGCAATATATCACGCCGCGCCGCTATGAAATATGGGTGCGGCACGTAAACGAGATCGGCCGCATGGTCGGCGGATGGCTCAAGGCGGCAAGATGAATATTCAGGGCGGATGCCTGTCAACGCGAGTACTTCCCGATCGTTGGCGGCAACTGGAGCAACGGCGCGAATGCGGGGCTGTGGAACGTCAACTGCAACAACGCGGCGTCGAACTCGAACACGAACATCGGTGCGCGCCTGGCGAACGGCAACGGCCAGAAGCCCGTCGCTTACGGGCGGCGGGACAGTGCCTGTCCTTCGGGGCGTCCGTCCTGACCTATCCGGTCAAAGATCAACAAACAGCAGCGGCAAGTAGCCGTGCGCGAAAGTGGCTGCTGGTAATCATACAAATGCCAATCACACACAGCGACCTATTCGCCAGAATCATCGACTTCGACAACCTGTGGAGCGCGTATCTGGCCGCGCGAAAAGGCAAGCGGTACCGCCGCGAAGTGGCGGAATTCGGCGTCAACCTGGAAGAGAACCTTATCAATATACATAACCATCTCGTATGGGGAAGCTGGGAGCCTGGAAAGCCCCGCAGCTTCACGGTTTTTGAACCCAAGCGCCGGGATATTCAGGCTCCGCCATTTGCGGACAGGATTGTCCACCATGCCCTGGTTCGGGTGGTAGAGCCGCTGTTCGAGCGGCGGTTCATCCATCACAGCTATGCCTGCAGGACGGGTAAGGGCGCGCAGCGAGCCGTGTGGGCGTTGCAGCGCATGCTGCGCACGGCGCATAGGAACTGGCAGGCTCCGTATGTCGTAAAGGCCGACATCAAGAGCTATTTCGCCAGCATTCGACATGATGTGCTGTTTACGGCCATTGAGCGGGTCGTCTCCTGCAGGGACACCCTTGACCTCTGGAAAAGGATCACCGCCGGGTATGGCCATGATGGCGTCGGCCTTCCGGTCGGCGCTTTGACGAGTCAGCTCGCCGCCAATGTCATGCTGGACCAGCTGGATCACACCATGACGGATGGCGCGGGCATCGGGCGGTATGTTCGGTATATGGACGACTTCATAATCGTTGCCCCCGACAAGACTGCTGCATGGCGCGCCTTGAACGCCGCAGCGGATACGGTCGCCGGGCTCGGGCTGGCCTTGAACCCCAAAACCAAGATCATTCCGGCAAAGTGCGGAGTCGACTTCTGCGGCTATCGCACCTGGGCGACGCATATCCTGCCCCGCAAGAGAAACATGCGCAAGGCGCGCCGGATGTTCCGGAGGATGGTCAGGCAATACGCCGCCGGACAGATACCGCTTCAATATGTCCAGCAGCGAGTGGCCAGCTTTCTGGCATACACCAAGCATTGCTCGGCAGATCGCAGCGTGCGGTCCATTCTGGGCGATGCCGTATTTATCAAAGGAGAATGACGATGTTGATTGAAAACAATGTGCTGACTGTGGACGGCCACACCGAAGAGCTGCCGCGCCTGGCCACCCCCGGCGTTGTCCGTGTCTGGAAGGTCCCCACGGAATACCGCGAGAGCGGCTATTTTGTGTCCGTGCAGTCCGCCGGAAAGCCGATTGAGCTGCCCGCCTGCGCGGCAAGCGAAATGCAGTTTGTCGGCGAGGCGGAGCTGGCTCCGGCCGACGACGCGGCTCTGGCCCAGGTGAAAAAGGAGAAGCTGGCGCAAGTGCTTGCCGCCAGCGACGCCGCCATGGCCGCGCTTTCCTCGCGCTATTCGGAGCATGAAAAGCTGAGCTGGCCGAAGCAGGAGCAGGAAGCCAAGGCCCTGCAGGCCGACCCCGAAGCCTCTGCCCCTCTGCTGAGAGGCGTTGCCGCCACGCGTGGAATCGCTCTCGAAGCGCTCCAGGCCAAGGTTCTGGCGAACGTGGGAGCTTCCGAGGCCGCTACGGCCTTCATCCTCGGCACCCAGCAGAAGTATGAAGACGAGATCGCCGCTGCCGCCACGATTGAAGAGGTGCAGCTGGTCGTCCCGAGCTTCGAGATGCCGGAGTAAGCCCATGGCTTCCAACGGTTGCGGACTCTTCGGAACATTGTCTAAGGTGTGGCGCGTCGTATCCGGCGGCGCGCCGCCTTTCGAGGCTTGCTGTGACGAGCATGACCTCGCCTATGAACAGATAGAAAACGAGGCTGACAGGAGATGGGCTGACAAGCATTTCCTGCGCTGTATGGAGGCACATGGCCATCCGGCGTCTGGAAAGGTGTTTTTCGTGCTAATACGTTGTGGAGGCTGGCTTTCTTTCGTGCTGCGCAGATTTCGCGACTGAGTGGCTTGGAAATCTCAAATAATTAGAGCGCGTCTCAAATAATTCGAACAAGAATCTCAAATAAAGTTTTCCGGCCTA